GTTAGGAAGGCTATTTGCCATTCCATTGCTTGTTTACCTGTAAAACGCATGGCTAAAAAAGCAAAACCGTCGTGCGTGAGTTTATATTCAAGTTGCGTTTTACCACGTTCGCCTATGTAATCTCGTAGCTGAAAATTCAGCCGCCAAAAATCAGAATTGGTGGTGTTAGGATTAACTTCTCTTAAATTAGGATTAAAGAATTTTTTTTCTATATTTGTAATTGTTTGTAAAACGTTTTTATGCTTTTTACCAAAACGTTCAGCAATGGCTCGGCTAGTAGTAAATGGCGCACCATCAGTTGATAAAAATAATGAGTTACGGGCAGTGGTTGGGTCGGCAAAGTTTAATAAGGTTTGCATGGTGTTCTCCTTGGGTTGCAGTGATTAACTGGCTAAACGTTGGCGAATTTCGTCAACACGAAGTTGTGAAATTTGTGTTTGGCTATAACCTTCGTGGTATTGCTCAGTGTCAGGAAAAACCTGTTCAGGCGTTTTTTTAATTAACTTACAAATAGCGAGTGCTATTTTTTTAGATAAGTAACGACTATGAATAACACTACAAACTGTGGAAGGGTTAGCCACTAGTGCTCGTGAAATATCGGCTTGGGTAACGCCTTGTTGTGCTAAAGCAATTTTGATCTCTGCTGGGGTCATGTTGTACACTCCTGTTTGTGATATAAAATAAAAAAGGCGCTGTAACGTCTTTTGTTCATAAGTGTGAATATATTCACAATATAATTATAAGTGAGAGTTATGTCAACATTAATCGATGAAATAATTCACAGGATGTGTGAAATAAATCCCCATTTGAGTTCGGACTCTAGTGTTGCTAGGGCTTTAAAGGTGGATAGAAGTAATATTTATCAATGGAGAAAAAAAAATTCTGTTGCTCATTCGCCAATAGCTTTATGGGCGGATCAAGAAAATATTTCTTTAGATTGGTTATTTAGAGGTTTAGGTGAAGCTAAATTTCATATTGGAATTAATAATAAATTACCAATAAAACCAGATGATTACGTAACCATTACCAACGGTCTTGTAGGTGATAAATTATTAGAGCTGAAATTCAGAAAAGAATGGTTCGAAAAGAAAAACATAAAAACCAAAAATGTGATCTCTTTTCGTGTCAATGAAGACTCTATGCGCCCTACGGTTGATAAAGGCGATACTTTATTGGTAGATATTTATATTTATAGTAAAGAAGCTGGCAATAAACTTGAAATAAAATCAGGTCTATCTGTTGAAGAGTGCTTAACTGTTGATGGATTATATTTACTTCGCGTAGATGGTAAACAAAAAATAAGACGATTACAGCTTGATACTAAAGGTGGCGCTTATATTTTAAGTGATAATCCTTCTTATCAAAAGTTGCATATGACAAAAGAAGAAATCAATGAAATGGTCATGGGTAAAGTTATTTGGATAGCTAAAGATATAGGTTAAATAACTTCAAATAAGGAAATAACAATGGTTAAAATCAAAGTTGCTGCGTTATGTGTACTGTCATTTACAATAAATGCCGCTTGGGCTGTTTACATATCCCCTGTTGAGTATAAACACCATAACTGCGAAGAACTTCAAGAAGAATTCACGGGATGGTGGGAAGAATATAAAAATGCAGATTCTAAATATTATGACTATATGATTGAACATGGTGATTCACCCCATAGAAAACTACAAGATCAAATAGATATGCAGCAAGAAACGGCTGATGCCAGAATGAAAGCGATAAAAAAAGCCGCTATAAAAAGTGAATGTACTGTAACAAAGAAAAACAAGGAGTAGCGCCATCCTTGGCCTCCTTGCTAGATGAATAAATTAAAAATAGCAGATAACTCTGTAGAAGCAAGCAAGGGCTTGTTTAGCATAATGAAATAAAGGAATAATATGCACGCATTAAGTATGTATTCTCTATCAATGAGAGATGCTTCAGCTAGAACGCCAGACAATAAATCTGGTATTGTTAATATTAAAAAAGCAGGTATTTACCAGCACATAATAAATTTTTTGAAAACTTATACTAACGAATACCATAATGTAGACGGCTCTGACAAAAGCGTTATTCATGTTGATCCTGAGTGGATAAAACAAAAGAGCAACTTTATCTCAGGCTATATTGAATATGGTCATTATGGTGTACCCGGTAAATTAGTGAATATAAAAACTAATGCAAAGCATGCAAAAACAAAAAATGACAGTGATATTTATCACCTTTATTTTTGTATATATCTACCCTCAACGTCAGATAGAGGTATTGCCCTTTTCCATAAAATTCATAACACGGGTGTTAAAACAGTATTTGAAAATGAGTTTAATAATGTTTACGGTAAAGCCCAAAATATTGCATTAAAATTGCGTATTAGACCCATAACAACAAGTGCTGTTGCAAGTGACTACATGGATAAAGCAAAAGTAAAACAATTAGTTTTTGAGCGATTTAAAGCTAAAGAATTATTAGGTGACGTAGTTGATGGCTTACCCGAAGATGCTACCTTTGATATTGTTATTAAAGCGCCACGTGGTGGTGTATTAGGCTCACTGTCTGACTATCAAGTGAAAAAGCAAAATGCCAAATATGCTAAAAACATCGTCATGGCCAATGACTTATGTGGTAAAGTAAAAAGCAAGATTGATGTTGATGGTAGCTCCCGTGTTACAGAGTTAGCGAACGAAGGTACAGAGTCTAGAATCATACTTTCTGAGGAAGATGTTAAAATGAAAGATAACTTTCCACAGTATAACTCCTTGAATATTTTCGCTGAAAAACTTGCTAAACAACTACTTAATGAAATGGAAAAATAATGAGTAATAAGATAAATGTATTTGCCATATTAAAAGGGAATTTTAATACGCTATACAACGTAGATAAAGAAATGTATTCAGTAATGGATATTTTAACCTTTTACGTTTTACCCTTATCTGTAGCTTATTTAGCGTTCTCTTCTGATTACGTTATTTCAAAAGATGTAATCAACCAATTAGTTAATGCAAGTGCATTACTCTCGGGTCTTTTATTAAACCTATTAATTTTAATCTTTGGCCTAAAAGATAAACTAAAGCAACCTAAGTTAGATGATCCCGAATATGGCGAAATAACATTAAAAAGAACCATAATGAAAGAGTTATATTTCAATGTTTGCTCTGCCTCATTAACAGCTTTATTTCTCCTATGTTTTAGTATTTTCAATACAGTAACTAGTAACACTATTGTATTAGGATTCAATGTAGATACAGGAATCATCAACCCTGTAATTATCTTTTTATCAATCCATTTACTGATGAGTTTTTTAATGATCACTAAACGAACTTATAAACTTTTGTTGAGCATATAAAATTTACTAACTCAGGTTAATACCAGCCAACCCCACATGCTGTCACTCTGGCAGCATGAAACTAAAAAAACAAAACAATGCCTACGTACAGGCCATAAACCTCAATATACCTTTTGCTGCGCGTCAAGCCATTGCTCGAATTCTTGAAGAAGAAAAAGGCTATGTTAACCGCAAAAATGACCGTGGCGGTGAAACTAAATTTGGTATCACTAAACGCTGGTACCCTCATGTAGATATTAAAAACCTAACGCCTGCAGCGGCTGCTGATATTTATTACGCTGACTACTGGTGTTTTAATAAATGCCATTGCCTGCCTGAAATGCTGACACTTACCTTTTTTGACTGCTGCGTTAACCAAGGCGGTGATTTTGCCCGTAAAACTTTACAGCGATTATTAAAAGTAAAAGCCGATGGCATTATTGGCGATAAAACTATTGCCGCTGCTCATGCCCAGTGCGACATGATTTTTGTTACCTCCTTCACTCGTCTACGCTGCCAAGCCTATTGCAACCTTGCCCAAGCAGATAGCTCTCAAGTTACCAATATTGAGGGCTGGATTGATCGCGCCTTAGATATTTTAGAAGAAAGCCAAATAGCCGTTTTTTATGGGCCACAAGAATAATGGGCAAAACAAAACAAAAACTAATCACGCCTTATTTCATTGGTGAAGTTGAAACTCGCTGGCTACACCCTACGCCAGAAGAAATAACCGCTTATAAAAAACTTGTCTGGTGGCGAAAACTTAAAGCTAACTGGCGCGGTTTGTTTTCCAGAAAAATGCAGTTATTAAAAGATTTTTCTTTTGTCGACAAGCACGGGGTTAAGTGGCAAGCCAAAAAAGGTGATGTGGTAGACGGCTCAAGCATTCCGCGTTTTTTATGGCCTGTTATTGGCTCACCTTTGGTGGGAATGCACCGACGCGCTAGCGTTCTTCACGACCCTTATTGTGTCAATAAATCACGACCTCATAAGCAGGTGCATCAAATGTATTTTGACGCTTGTAGGGCTGATGGTGTAACAAAAACTAAGGCAAAAATTATGCACAACGGCATTAAATTAGCGGGTCCGAAATGGAAAAATTACACAGAAAAGAGAAAAGGTATATGAAAAATATAATATTAATCACCCTTATAACATTAATAACAGCTTGCGCTAGTTACGAGTTTGGCGATGTGTCGCGTGTTTACTGTGGCTCTACTAGTTCAGAGTTTAGAGCGCAAACCAAAGAAATACTCACCAATAAAGACGTAAAAACAGATGTGAATTATTGCGTAGACCATGGCTTAGTTGATGCCCTAGTGCTATCAAAAAACAAAAAAGACAAGGGTTAACCTAACCATGGATTGGATAAACGAGTATTTCAAAGTGTTTCAGTTTGCACTAACAAGCATCTTTACCATCATTGTTTTTGTGTTGCTGTTGGTTTTTGTTAAGCGCAAAGAACATGAAGTACTCAAGGCTAAAGTACAAAAAATTGAAGACACCTACAGTACTGATAAGGCGCATACCGCATTAGCTCAGCAAGTTAATACCCTTGAAGCGCAATTAAAAGACTTGCCCAACAGCAAAGACTTTAACCGAATAGAAAAAGAAGTCAGCGAACTTAAAGGCAGTGTCGACGGTATGGCAAAGCTACTAACCAATATTAACAATCACGTCAACATGCTTGTTGAAAATGAAATTAAAGGCAATTAAAGGAAAAGTCATGGCACTTAAAAACATACAAAATTCACATTTTCGCTTATCCATTTTACGCGCTTTAGAAGCACTTAATTACCAAAGCAACGACAGCATGATTAAAGACTCATGCGAGCAATTTGGTAATACTATGAGCAGTGATCAGGTGCGTACCAATTTAGGTTGGCTTGAAGAGCAAGACCTCGTAACCATTGAGCGTAAAGGCTCATACATGATAGCTAAATTAACTAGCCGAGGACAAGACGTAGCCCAAGGCCTTAGTTTTGTTGAGGGCGTTAAACGCCCAAGTGCGTAGGTGAATCGTCATGGCAGATCGTAAAAAGCGCGGTAAGCGTTCAAAAATTGATTTATTACCACAGCCAATTAAAGCCAAGCTTGATGAGCTATTGCGTGATAACTCACATTCGCAAAAAGATATTCTTGAAGTGGTTAACCTGCTTATTGACGATGCAGGTTTAAGTAATGAGCAAAAACTATCACCTGCAGGTGTTAACCGTTATGCCACACAAATGGAAACCATTGGCCATGACATTCGCCAAGCGCGTGATATGGCTGAAATATGGGTGGCAAAGCTAGGCACAAAACCGACGGGTGATGTTAGCCAGCTACTGATGGAAATGCTTCGCACTCAATCGTTTAGGTTATTGGTTAAAGCCAATGAAAACCCAGACGACGTGCTTGATCCTAAAACCATTGGTGAGCTTGCCCTTGGTATTCAGCGTATTGAAAAAGCCGCCATGCTCAATATGCAAAAAGAAAAAGAGATCAAAAAAGCGTTTGCTGATGCAGCTGCTGAACAAATTGATGAAGCAGCCATTCAGGTGGGTTTAACCACTGAAGGCGCTGAGCTTATCAAAAACAAAATACTGGGTATTGTCTAATGAGTGATCTAGTACCCTTTGATGAAAGTGAAATACTACTAGGCTATCAAAAACGTTGGTTGGAGGATAAATCCCCGTTAAAAATTGCCGAGAAATCTCGTCGTACTGGCTTAACCTGGGCAGAAGCTGCCGATGCCGTTTTAGAAGCCAGTAAAGCAAAATCAGCTTTTGGTACCAACCATTTTTATGTTGGCTCAAATAAAGAAATGGCGCGTGAATTTATTGATGCTTGTGCCATGTGGGCTAAAGCCTTTGATAAAGTTGCTGGTGATATTTGCGAAGAAATATTTATTGATGAAGGTAAAGACGGTAAAGAAATCCTTACCTTTGCCATTCACTTTGCTAGTGGTTTTAAAATTCAAGCATTAAGCTCAAACCCGTCAAACCTTCGTGGTATGCAAGGTAACGTCACCATTGACGAAGCCGCTTTTCATGAACGCTTAGCCGAAGTACTCAAAGCAGCACTGGCATTGACCATGTGGGGCGCAAAGGTGCGCTTAATTTCAACCCACAATGGCACCGACAACTTATTTAATACCATTATTCAAGACTCACGCGCAGGCCGAAAGCGTTACTCAGTACATCGAATTACCTTAGATGATGCCTGTAACGAGGGCTTGTATAAGCGTATTTGCCAAATTAAAAAAGAGTCATGGAGCCAAGTAACAGAAGACGAATGGAAGTCCAATTTACTGAATGACACTGCTACCGAAGACGATGCCCTAGAAGAATATGCTTGTGTGCCTAAACAAGGTGGTGGCGTTTATATCAAACGGGTATTGGTTGATCATGCCATGACTAAGGGTATTCCTATTTTACGCTTTACTGCAGATAAAGATTTTTTATCCTGGTCAATACAGCACAAAGCGATTCAAATTAAAGAATGGCAAATCGAATTAAAGCCTCACATTGAAGCGTTAAGTAAAGACTTGAACCATGCGTTCGGGGAAGATTTTGCCCGTAAAGGTGATTTATCGGTATTCGTACCGCTGCAAATTAATAAAGACTTAACCAAGCGTGTACCGTTTCTGCTTGAAATGAGCAACTTAACCTACGAAGCCCAAAAATCCTTGATGATTTACATTGGCGAAAATTTACCACGCTTACAAGGTATGGCATTTGATGCCACAGGTAACGGTGGTTTTTTAGCTGAAGCGGCAGCTGAACATTTTGGCGTGCAAATGGTTGAGCAAATCATGCTTAATGATAAGTGGTATATGGAATGGATGCCAAAACTAAAAGCTGAATTTGAAGATTTTAATTTGCAAATACCGCGTCACCAAGACATTCAAGACGACATGGCACAAATCAAAGTGACCAATGGCATTCCTAAAATTGATAAAGGCAGCACTAAAGGCACCGATGGCAGACAACGCCATGGCGATACGGCTGTGGGCTTTGCTATGGCCATTAGAGCCAGTTGGATGGAAGGTGGCGTAATTGAATACACCCCACTACCTGACAAAAACCGTGATGACGAAGACAATGACGATTTCCACAGTAATGAACAAGGAGCTTGGTAATGGCTGCACATACGTTAGTTGACACCCAAGGCAACCCCTTAAGAAAAGACGACTTAACCACGCCACAAACTGATGACGCTAAACTTGCTCATTTGCAAAATCATTATGCTGCGCATCCCAGTAAAGGCTTAACCCCTGCTAAATTGGCTGGTATTTTACTTCGCGCTGAGCAAGGCGATATTATTGCTCAGTGTGAATTAGCTGAAGACATGGAAGAAAAAGACACCCATTTATTTTCTGAGCTGCAAAAGCGCCGTTTGTGCATGAAGTCGGTACCATGGAAATTAGTGCCACCGCGCAATGCCAGTGCTGCTGAAATTCGCGATACCGATATGATGCAAGAACAGTATGAGGATATGATCTTTTTACCTGATACCTTTTACGATATGTCAGACGCTATTTTAAAAGGCTTTTCACATAGTGAAATTACTTGGCATGAAGAAGAAAAGCAGCGGTTACCTCAAGCGATAGGTTTTAAAGATCCCAGTTGGTTTATGATCAACCAAGACAATCGTAATGAATTACGATTACGTGACAATAGCCCTAATGGCGCTGAGCTTAACCAGTTTGGTTGGGTTAAGCATGTTCACAAAACCAAGTCTGGCTATATTTCACGTAATGGTTTAGCACGGGTATTAGCGTGGCCGTACATCTTTAAAAACTTTTCTGTGCGCGATTTAGCCGAGTTTAATGAAATTTATGGCCTACCACTGCGCGTAGGAAAATACCCAACAGGGGCAGGTAAAACAGAAAAAAACACCTTGTTACGGGCGGTAATGGGTATTGGCCATAATGCAGGTGGCATTATTCCACAAGGTATGCAAATAGACTTTGAAGAAGCCGCCAAAGGCAGTGAAAAGCCTTTTGCCTACATGATGGAGTTCATGGACAAAGCCATGAGTAAAGCTGTTTTGGGCGGTACCTTAACCAGCCAAGCCGACGGTAAAAGCTCTACCAATGCGTTGGGTAATGTACATAACGAAGTGCGCGGTGAATTACGCGATAGTGATCTTACACAAATAGCTGCAACCATCACCCGTGATTTAGTGCTACCCATGTACGCTTGGAACTGTTCAAGCTTTACTAAACCATCTCGTTCGCCACGGTTAGAGTTTGATACCACCGAAGCTGAAGACATGAAAGCCTTCGCTGAAAGCTTGCCTAAGTTGGTTGAAACGGGCGTGCAAATTCCTGTGAGCTGGGTAAATCAAAAACTTCAAATCCCCGAGCCTAAAGACGGTGAAGCGATACTTGGTATGGTTAAAGAAGAGAAAAAAGAATCCGCTGCGCCTGATGAAAAGCCAATAAAAAAAGCAGATAAAACAAAAGAACAAACCAAGCCTCAAGCCAAACTGAAAAACATGGCCATCACTAGGTTAGCCGCGTTAAAAGCTAAGGCTGACAACTTACCTAATAAAAAGTCTGAGCAAGACACCGCTGATTTACTCGCTCAACAATTAGCAGATGGCTTTAGCCCTATATTGCAAGGGTTTAATAACGACATTGAGCAGCTTATTGAAAACGCCACGTCATTAGAAGCGCTACAAGAGCAACTAAACGACATGGACTTATCCATTGATGAAGCCAGTGAAGTACTGCAACTGGCGCTTGTAGCAAGCGAGCTTGGTGGCATGAGCGACGTTGAAGCGGGAGAATAACCATGCGTAAAAGCTTTTTACAACGCTATAAACGTTGGTTTAGTTACATAAAGTCTAAGCGAGTGAAACATGCCTGAAGCCCGTTATGGCTCCTTGCCTTTTCAAGAGTCTATTGATTTCTTTCGTAGCAAAGTAAACATTCCCACCGAGCGCTGGAACGATGTTTGGCGCGATGGCCATAACAACGGTTTTATGATCGCAGGTGCCATGAAAGATGACTTACTTAACAACATGCGCATGATGGTTGATATTGCCATTAGCGAGGGTAAGTCACTTGGTTGGCTTAAGAAAAACTTTAAATTAATTAGAGCAAAATACGGTTGGGAACATACAGGCTCTAGCGCTTGGCGTAGCCGTGTTATTTACGATACCAATATGCGCCAAGCTTATAACGCAGGTCGTTACGAGCAGCTGCAGTACTTTGACTATTGGGAATACCAACACGGTGACAGCATTAGTCCAAGGCCATTGCATTTGTCATGGCATAAATTGCTATTACCCAAAGATGATGATTTTTGGCATACACACTTTCCGCAAAATGGCTGGGGCTGCAAGTGTAAAGTTTTTGGCCGTAGCCAAGCTACAGTTGATCGTAAAAACTTGAACGTTGGCAAAGCGCCTGATAACGGCAGCAAAACATGGGTTGATAAAGTAACAGGTGAAGAGCACATAATACCCAAAGGTATTGACCCAGGCTTTGACTATGCCCCGCGTAAGCAAGCCATGAGTGATAATTTAAAGCAGCTAGCGAAAAAGAAAGCTACGCCTTTTGTATCACCACCACGTATAGCGCCTACAGCGTTTAGTACGGTGCCCGGTGTTGATGTACATGGTTTAAATAAAGTGCTCAATGGGCTTAAAGAAACATCCGCTGCGCCTCAACTAGAGCAGCTTGAAAAGTTCTTAACTCAACATCAAACCAAAACAGTTTTTATTCAGCAAAAACAAATGAACCCTAGAGCGGTAGCTGCTACTAAAGTTAAGCAAGAGATTGAAGATTATGTGGGAAAAAATAATCGCCTTCATTCAATGCAGCTGTACACAGTAACAGGGCATGAAAGCACCAATGGGTTTACAAGTAAGCTATTCAACCACGTGACTATCAAAGCGAAAACATCAAGCCCTTTATCTAAAGTGAATATTAATGAAGTGCAGCGTAGCATTGCCTTAGCATTAGAGTTTGCCAAGGCAGGACAAAAGCAGCATACCTTTACCTCAATATTAAAAAAATATACGGATAATGGTGGCAGTAATGGCTTGTTTACTACGTGGCTGCATGAAGTTGGCCATCAAATACATTACAAGGCAGGCTCACCAAACAAGCCATTTTTCGGAAAATCAGCTAAACTAGGGACTACAATAACCACGTATGCGTTAAAAAATAACTATGAATGGCATGCTGAATTATTTGTTGCTTGGTTACTCGATAGAAAGTCGCTAGCACAATGGAACCCAACCATTGCAAAATATATGGATGATTTAATAAATAAGGCATTAGGTAATGAGTAAAACCACCACTGAATTTGAACAGCGCGTACAAGCGGCTATTACCAAAGGTAAGGCTAATCAGCCAACTCCCATTGCTGATGAAGCCTTTGCGTTAATTTCAGCTAATGAAACACCGCTTATTGAACGCTTACCTAAAATTTATGCTTTGGCAGATAAAGCACATAAAGCTGGAGGAGATGAACGTGAGCATGCCAGTTGGATAACCGATAACCTTTATGCCAGTGCCAGTGAAGACGAGTTTCTGATCATTAAACAATTTGAAGAGAGCTTAGCGTAATGGCAGGCGCTTTTGTTAGGGTTGATGTTATTGGTGGTCAGTCGATAGCGAATGCGTTTAACCGATTAATTAAAAATGTTGCTGATACTAACCCTGCACTACGTGATATTGGTGAACATTTAATTGATAGCACTCAGCAACGCTTTACCGATATGCAATCACCAGACGGTGAAGCTTGGGAAGAACTCGCACCAGGAACAATAGCGAATAAAAAGCGTGTTGACAGAATACTAACTGAGACAGGCACCTTAGCAGATACCTTAAATTATCAGCTGGGTAATGACCAATTAATGTTTGGCTCAAATATGGAATATGCCGCAAGCCATCAATTGGGTCGTGATGAGGCCAATATACCTGCCCGTGAATTTTTAGGCTTTAGCGAACAAGATGAAGATGAAATATTAGCTATCTTCCATCATCATCTAAGTAATAACTAATACGCGCCTAAAACGCGATTTAAGCCGTTTAGTCTTAAATTGTGCATGATGATGTTACTTTTTTGTTTTAATCGCTGTATGGCTTTTATAAAAAGTTTATAAAAGCGCTTTGTTTGCTAAATTAATGCTAATTCCCCTTTTATTTAAAAAGCCACTATTTTAAGCGCCATCACTCCTCTTTGAATTTACTAACTCAGGTTAATATTTAAAACCACTCGATGCTGCCATTCTGGCTGCATGAAAATATTTACTAAATCAAAAACAGCCCTTGCGGTATTAACCGCTAAAAAAACCAAACCAGAATCACTGGCCGTTTTATCTTTCTCCGTGGGTGAAATTGACACTCAGCAGCGTGAGCGAGTGCAGTTATTACCCGATGGCTATTTTTCGGCTAAAGATGGCCGTCCAGAAGATGTTCACAATGGCAAATGGTTAATGGACGAGCAAGCCTTTGCCAATTTAAAAGCCAACGCCAACCAACGAACGAATGATTTTTTGTTTGATTATGAACATCAAACTATGAATAGCGAAGAAAATGGCAAAGAAGCCCCTGCAGCGGGTTGGTTTAAAGATTTTGACTATGTACCTGGTGAAGGACTTTTTGCAACGCATGTAGACTGGACACCTCCAGCGACAGCTCGCCTTAAAAACAAAGAATACCGTTATACCTCGGCCGTATTTTCCTACGACCCTGATACTGGCCGCCCTATTGCGTTAATGCACGCAGCCTTAACTAATGACCCTGCGCTTGACGGTATGAAAGCCATTGTTGCCCTAAAAGCTAAATCCAATTTAACCACCACTAACCCCTCGGGAGAAGAACCAATGAATAAAGCTTTAGAGATATTGCTTGGTTTATTAGGTGTTGCGCAAGACGGTGAAGACCTCACCAATGCTGTCGCACTTAAAGCCGCAGAAGAGCGTGCAAGCGTTGCCATTGCCGCACTTAAAACCAAAGCCAACCGAACAGGAACGCTTGAAACCGAATTAAGTACCGCCCAAGCCTCTGTGGTTGCGCTCAAAGCTAAAGGTGGTGAGCAC